ATAATATATTTGTCAAATAAAAATTTTAATAATATCTTTAGCTATATATACAAAGAAGGTATGTATGGCTGTCAGTTCCTATGGATTAAGAGGTTTCGAAGAATTCTATACCGATGGCGATAAGAATATTCAATTATGGATGCGTGAGATCTACAATGATACGGCATCAATAACGCAATCTAGATGGTTACAACAATCTATAGACGAACGATTTTATGCAGGCGATCAAAGTTTATGGAACGAATTTTATTCGTCTATTCCAGTTTTTAAGCGAAAGCAATTTAATTTCAATAAGATCAAACGCATAGTGAATATGGTGAGCGGGCACCAAAGAAAGAACCGAAAGACACTCAACACTGTTCCAATCGAAAATAGCGACCAGTTAACAGCCGATCAGTTTAACAAGCTACTCATATGGGCTAATACAAACGAAAACGTATTTAACACCCTTTCTGACTCTTTCTTGGGCAGTTTGATAACAGGCATGAATCTCCTTTCTGTATGGATGGACTATAGAACAGATCCTTTCTCGGGTGATTTACGGGTAGATAATCTTTCATATAATGGCTATTTGATAGACCCTTGGTTCAAAAAGAGAGACTTGACCGATTGTAATTATATATGGACTAGAAAATTCTTAAGCAAGAAACAGGTAGTATCTCTAATGCCAGATAGAGAACAAGAGATAATGGCGATGTCAGCTGATACAAATAAAGACGGGTATTTTAATTTCCTTCCCGAGAACTACAACATAAGCCAACGCCAGCTTTTACCTTACGATGAGTTTTATTATCTTGATTACAGGGATGCTACGATTCTAGTTGACCCTGCCAATGAAGAATCTATTGAATGGACAGGGCCGGAGGAAAACCTTAAGTTATATCTAAAACAATATCCGCACATAAAAAAACAAAAGATACAGAAGCAAACCTGTAAATTAGGAATATCTGTAAACAATCGAGTGATGTATTCAGGGAAGAATCCTTACAAGATAGATAAGTATCCATTTATTCCTGTGATGGCCTATTACCAGCCGGAGCTTCCTTATTATGAATGGCGCATACAGGGTATGGTGAGAGGGCTAAGAGATGCTCAGTTTATCTTAAATAGACGTCAGCAAATCCTGCTTGATGTTTTAGAATCGCAAGTAAATAGCGGTTTAAAGGTGATGGAAGATTCTCTTGTTGACGATAGAGATGCCTTTAAACAAGGTCAGGGGCAGGCGATCTTTATCAAGAAAGATGCACCTCTTGGAATTGAGTCTATTCAAAAGATTCCGGCAGCTGATGTGTCTCCGGCCTTTATCCAAGTGATAGAGCAAATGGATGCCAATCTAATGAGCATATCCGGGGTAAATGAAGAGTTACTCGGAGCTGCAGAAGATGACAAAGCAGGAATACTTTCCATGTTACGTCAGGGGGCAGGCTTAACTACGCTTCAGATTCTTTTTGATAACTTAGATGAGTCAATGAAGAATCTTGGCAGGCTAGAGCTAGACATGATTCAATCAAACTTTACTCCTTCTAAAGTTGAACGGATCATCGCTGAAAAACCAAGTGAGCAATTCTATAATAAAACATTCCAGAAGTTTGATTGCGATATTGTAGAAGGTACAAATACATCAACGCAAAAATTACAGGCATTCCAGCAAGCTATGTATCTACGCGAGGCAGGAGTTCCGATACCTAGCGAATTCATTCTTCAAATGTCTTCATTGCAAGATAAGACAAAGGTCATTGAGCAAATTAAACAGCAAGAGCAACAGCAACAGCAAATGCAGCAACAGCAAATGCAAGTACAAATGCAGGAGTTACAGGCTAGGGCAGAGTTGTCGCATGCAAGGGCGCAGGCTGATCAAGGCTTAGCTGTTGAAAGAGCGTCTAGAGTAGAGGAGAACCAAGCTCTTGCAGTAGAAAGAAGGGCAACGGCGATAAAAGACCTAGAGGCTGCAAGCTTAGATAAAGTGAAGGCTGCAAAAGAATTAACCACAATAGATTTAACGCAGTTGCAACAGCTTCTTGATATCGTAGAAAGGATAAAAGGAAAGGAAGCGGTTGAGGTAAAAGCTTTGGAGAAACCTAAAGCGCAAAATGTATAGATATGTTTGTCCAAAATGTTTAGAAACTGAACTTAATGAAACATATGACGAAGAAATGATTTGTTGGAAATGTGAACAAGTATTATTAGTTATACCTAAATTAGTTATACCTAAAAGGATAGAGGAATATTATGAAAAAAAGTTGCTCAAAGATGAAAGAAGTAAAGAGCCATCTAGCCGGTGATGCAAAGACATGGGATAAGTTATCGGTGCATGCCAAAGATGAAGCGAAACATGATAAAGATTTGAAAAAGAAACTAAGTTCTAAAAAGAGTCAGAGAGGAAAGTAATTCCTGAAAAGAAATAGCGCAGGAATCAAAGTTTTATGGCTTTGTAGGGGAGTTGTCAGGTATGCCGGACATAGTTAACCTTCCCGGCCTGCTTTTTTATAAACGTTGTAACAACAATTAACCCGAGAGGTTCATATGCGCCGAGAGGATGAAAAGAAAGGTGGAAAGCCTGTTGCTAGGGAAGACTCTAAATTTGTGGAGAAAAAACCTGCAAGCTATCCAAATCGATATAAGGGAGAACTTGCTCCCGAAAGCGATATAGTTGATAACTATAAACCAGGCAACTATAAAAACGATCGATACAAGTAAAAAGATATGCCCTATGGAAACGTAGGGCTTTTTGAGGTAAAAATGTCAATTGTTATAGAAAAGAAAGAAAAGATAAGCGTCCCTAACTATGAAATAACGGCAGGAGAGCTTGCTGATGAAGTTGGGAAGATCTATATGAAAGACCTTTGGAAAGCAATTGAACGAAACATCAAACAAAAGCAAAAAACTATCTACTATTTAACTACAGTTAGGAAAGACCCTAAAGAATTAACAAAGATACTTATTTATATCTGGCCCTTTCTTAGACCGATAATTTACAAACGAGAATCCATGGATTTATGGAAATTCGATTACGAAAAAGAAGAATTAAAATTAATTTGGTCAGTCCCTCACAGAGCCGAAATGAAGACATTTCTTCGCTCTCCTGAGTTATACAACAAAGATCTAATCAAATGGATTAGAGAATATCTAGATCAAGAAAATATTGACTTAAATGACAAGACAGCGCAGGTAATAAGCTAAAATTTTTCTTCATATTTTTTCTCCTTTATTGCTTGTGCTGTTTTTAATCAAGAAAAATTCTTATTTATCTAAATTAAAATAATTACTACTATACAAATTATACAATCGCTTGTCGGCGTTAAGGCAGTCGACTGGAATTTCCAGTCACCTTAGGCGTAGATGGGTGTCGCTAACCCAAAAAGGAGGCATATGACCGAAGAAGTAGCAAGAGACGTTAATAATCAAGAGACCGTCAACCTTGAGGCTGCAACAGAGGATCAAAGCCAGCAAGATCAGCAAAAAGCTGATGCCAGCTCGAAAGAGATGAACTTCGCCAAGTTAAGGGAGAAGTCTGAGGCAGCAGAAAAGAAAAGTGCTGAGCTTGAGCGTCAAATGAAAGAGCTTTTAAGACGGGAAGAAGAAAGGAATCGCCCCGCTCCTGTAAAAGAGGACGATGAATTAAGTTCGCTCGCTGAAGATGACATCTTAACAGTCAAGCAAGCTAAAAAACTTGCAACAATTCAAGCTGAGGAACTAATCAAAAGGACTCTAGATCAGAGAGAAAGGGCAACGCTTCCAGAAAGGACTCGAGGAAAGTTCGATGACTTTGATGCTGTTATGACAGAAGAAAATATTAAAAAACTTGAACTTGACGAACCTGGTCTAGCGCAAGCATGCTCTGTAGCACCTAATCCTTGGGAAGCGACATATAAGATTGTAAAGAAGTTTATTTTGCCTCAGCAAGAGACAAAGGCAAATAAGGGCGACGAGAAAATGAAAGAAAACTTGTCAAAGCCCGCCTCAATTAATTCGGCAGGAAGGCAAGGGCCTTTAAACAATGCCAATTTATGGTCTGAAGCTTCAAGGGAAGATCTATACAAAGAAATGATGCAAGCGGCAGGTAAGTCATATTAACTTGAGGTTATAATGACTACAACATCGACAATTTTGCCCGCCCCAGTGCAGCAAAAGTTTAGCGCGAAAATGCTGTCAACACCACAAGCTAGGTTAGTTCACAGACTTGCAGCGGTACCTTATAAGATGCCCGAAAATTCCGGTTACATTCTCAGAATGAGAAGATATACCAGATTACAGACAGCACCCGTACCTGTAAACCCTGCAATGATGAACCCTCCTGCTCAGTTGTTAACAGCGGTTGATATTGATGCTACCCTAAACTGGTACGCTAGACATAATTGGCGTAGTAAAACCTTTTCTGATTTACGGGGAACCCTAAGTTGTGCGGAGGCAGCATAATATGGCAATCCGAGGCAAGGGTTTATTCTCTGATTCCATGATTGAGATCTCTCATTCTTTTATGAAGAGATTCTCTCAGGATTCTAGTGCTATCGGTAATGGTATGTCTTCTTCCGTCTATAGTCTTGGAATATTCCAAGATGGTTTCGGCTTGTCTTTTTTTGACTCTGAAATAAGGAAGAAGATTTTCGCAAAGATAAACAAGATTGTCTCCATGAATAGTCAAAATGTAACATTGTCTTCGATTAGGCAAAAGTTTTGTGGCAAATATTCTTCCATGAAAAAATTGTTGCATTTCTTCAAGGACTTCTTTGTAAGTGTTGGAAACCGTAAGGCGATATACATAAAAAGTATATTTTCTTCGGTTATTAGGAGTGGGTCGAAGAATGCTTATATCAAAGCAACCTTCACCGTCAATAAAACCAGCACAATAAGCGAAAAATTCTTTATTCATAACATTCAGCATAGCATACCAAAGAATAAATGTCTAGCCGCAACGAAGCAAGCGAAAGGGCGTTCCAGCAATGGAATGATGCGGTGCTCTGAACTCATGGGAAACCATGAGAGGACGGCTGAGAAGATCGTCCCGCTTAGTTACAATAAAGATAATAAATATTTCTTTAATGTAATTAAGTCTTATAAAAGTAACAGATTGACTTATTCAGTAATTACCAAAGAGGTAACTCTTCAAAATCAGGATCCGGTTTTAAATCAAGCAGCAGCCCGTTTGGGTCAGAGCATGAGAGAAACAGAAGACCAATTAATCAGAGACATGTTGGAAGCAACAGCATCTCTAATTAACTGTGTTGGAGGAACTAACGGCGATAATCCTACAGAAATAGTACGCTCTGACGTTGATGGCGTAGTGGCAGCACTGCAAAACAACGACGGAGAATTTATCTCTGAGATGATCGGTGGAGAAGACAAATTTGGAACTGGCCCAGTAAGAGATTCTTACTTTGCTATGGCTAACAGCAATATGATTGGACAGTTAGAAAATGTTCAAGGATTTATTGCTAAAGCCCAATACCCTAGACGAAACATTGGGGTAGTAAAATTTCTGGTGATTGACATGGAAGCCCAAGAGGGTGACATGGCGCAAGCGAAAGCGGCGTAAACGACTAAGTCCAGAAACCCGAAAGGGATGCGATAGTCTGAACACGACGTATAACTGAAGGTCGTGAGGGAGATTCGAAGAAGTTTCCCCGCCAGTAGGTTACAAGATGTAACCAACCGGCCATAAAAGTAACAGAAATGAATGATAAGAGTACGCTTCCTAGTGAATGGGGATCTATTGGAAACCTTAGATTCTTCCTATCATCTAGGGGTTCTGTAACTGCAAATGCATCTTTACTTGGAGCAGACATATACAATATGTTTGTAACAGCTCAAGAAGCTTATTGCAGTATAGATTTAGATGGATCAATTGCAAAATTTATCTACCATCCAGCGGGATGGGGAGACGATCCTTGCGAATTGAGACAGACAGCAGGTTACAGATTTGGTTTTGCTTCACGCATCACCAATGACGCCTGGATTATTAATCTACGCGCAACACTAGCTTAAGGAGGGAACTATGAGTACACCATTATCACTGATTGCTCAAGGTACCTTTGTTTCTACTGGTGCTGCAAGAGCGATAGAATTACCAAAACAGCCACATTATTTCTGTGTGCGCAACCGTTCTACTTGGGGAACAGCTCCAACAGCTGTAGTGCAATCAGAATGGTACTATGGCTATGCTGCAGGACAGGCAACTACAATAAGCGAAGGCGGAGCTAGTGCTTTGACTGCAACAGCGATTGCTGCAGCTGGAACCGGATTTACATTTGTAGATCTAAGTTCGCAAGCTCCAGGAGCATTAGTTGCGTCTGGAACAGCAATAACTGCTGCAAACCCAGCGGTAGTATCTGACGCTAATAGTCCGGCTGTAGGGGACATTGTTAGGTTGTTTAATACAACAGCAATGCTTCAAATAGCAAGTCTAGATTTTACAGTAACTGCTGTAACTCCAGGGGTGGACTACACTCTAGGATATCTAGCAGCTAACTTACCTGGCTTTGCTGCAACAGCTGCTACAAATGCTGCTTACAGAATTATTCCTCCAAAATATTATTCTCCATATAGAAGATGGATAACTAATATTACTGTAGCGAATCCTGCTGTAATCACTGTATCAGTGGCACACAATTATCAAATTGGCGACAAGATGAGGGTTAATGTTCCGGCACAATTTGGAATGACTCAAATCAATGGCCAATTAGCAACTATAACTGCTGTAACTGCAAGTACAATTACAACAGATATAAACTCTCTAGGCTATACAGCTTTTGATTTCCCAACATCAGCGGTTGCTGCTGCCGGGGTATCATTCCCACACATTGTACCTGTTGGAGAAGTAGCTACAAAGCTAACCGCTTCAATAGATAACGTTGCTTACTATGCTATGTATCTTGATACAGGCGTAGTTGGAGCAAACACCAATGTTATGGACTGGATGGCATTTAGTAGAGATTACACTATTTAATTGAGTCTGGGAGGGGGCTTATTGTCTCCTCCCTTAACTTTGGGAGAAAAAAAATGAGTGCAGCTTATGTAAAAGAATTCACTGTAGGAACAAAAATAAAAAGATCTAAAGAAGATAAGATATTAGCTGAAGATCTAAGAATAAAGCAAAGAGACGAAGATTCTAAAATAGTTACAGGTATTTTTAAGTGTGATGAAGTAAAAGGCGGAGATCTAACTTTTACAATAAAATTATATAAAGAAGATCCTTACAAAACCTATTATTTAGAAGATGGAAAAACTTATTCAATACCACTTGGAATCGCTAAACACATAAATAATATGACAAGACAAAAAGAACATGCTTATTTAGTTGACAAAGACGGAAAAAAGATTAATGG